GTATCTAAGTTTCTAAGGATACCATCAAAATCTCCAATACCTGTAGCAGCAGAGAATCCAACTTGTACATTACCTCTATCTTCGATAGCTGCAAATAAACCTTGAGAACCTATAGCGCCTGAACCACCAATAGCAACTGCAGAACCTGCTGCTGTAACTTCTGATTCAACACACATCATTTCTAGGTAATCTTCAAATCTTAATCTTGTTTCAGACTCAGATTTTAAATACCAAAGGTATCCACCAGTTCCATCTTCAGTAGCAACTTCTACCCAGCCGATTTGAGCTGTATCAGATCCATTTACTGTGTATTTGTTTCTGATGATGATAGGGTTGTTACTAAATTGTGTGAAAGCAGGTTCAACACTTACGTACTCGTTGTTCGCTAGTGTAGAAGCACCACCGTTACTATTTAAAGTAACTGATCCTTTAGCATATTCTGAACCGTATACGAATATCTTAAGATCTCCTACTAATCCAGCAGCAGCCCAAGTAGACGTGTAAGGTTCAACTGTTATAGCACCACCTACACCAGGTGTAGAAGCTACTACTAAACATTTTACTTCACCACCAAAGTTATCTAAGATAACTACTGTAGCTCTAGCTGATACAACGTTTGATACAGTTCCTGGCAGTGTTAATACTGTTGGAGGTCCTGCAACTACGTTAGCAGCTGGTACATCATAAGCAATGTGTAATCTGTTTTGTTCTGACCAAATTACTTGGTCACTTGTCATTGGAAGCTCTGCTCCAACCATTCTTAAGAATCCAGATAAGGTTCTGTTACCATATCTTTCAACTTCAGCTTCGTAGATTTCTGGTAAATACTGCTGTGCAAAATCTGCAAAGTTAGCAGCTCCAGCATCTGTCCACTGTAAATAGTTAGATTGTAAAAGCTCTTGTTGTTGACTTGGTATTATAGTACCAAATTGTGGGTTTAAAGCCATTTTTTCTAAATTTTAATTGTTAAATGTTCGTTTTTTTATTTTCAATTTTGACGAATCAGATCCACTAATAGACTTTACCTTCATTCCACCCACAAAAACATCTCCACTGGCAACCTGCCTAGGCGTGTCTGTAGCCGGATTTTTCGATTGTTTAACGATAGTTTTAACACCATCTGCTTTACCTTGCTCATAAAAATGAGAAGCTAGCTTGTCCGCATTCATCGCAGCATATAAAGCTTTGTGATAACCAGCTGCATCAGAAATATTTCCATTATTGTCAATAAATTTATTAACAAAATTTTCAATATTACTTTGAGCTTCTGCAACACGTCCCGGGTCTTTTACCTTGTATCTAAAATTTTTGTCTCCGACAGAATAATCAAAACCTTTGAATTCTGAATCAAACAAATCATTAGTACGTTTTTGGAAAATTTCCTGTGACTGCTTTATAGTTTCTTGCTGTTTGTTGTAACGATTAAAAAAATCTGTAGCTTTTTGTTGTTCTGGGTTAGCTCCAGGTCTGTTTTTTATGTCAGCATAATATTGATCTTTTAATTTAGTAAGATCATTTTTAGCATGAGCAACAGCTTCTTTGTAAGCTAGTTTTTTTCTTCGTATATCTTTTGCCTCATCTAAATCTTCATCGTATTGATAATCTTCTAATAATAGACTTATATCTTCACTGTCTAGATGTGGTTTAGTTTTTTTATAATATTCTTGTAGCACCTGTTTATCGTCTAAAGAACTATAATCTCTATTTAGTTCTACATAATCAGATACTGTACCACCTGTATCGTCCATAAACTTTACCAGCTTTTCAATATTTTCTGGCAATTTAGGAGTTTCAATTAAAGGTTCTTTTTTCTGTATTGGAGTAGTTTCAACTTTTTCAGTTACTTCTTCAATAATCTCAGTAAAAGGTTCTTCTTTAATTTCAACAACTGGTTTTTCTTCTACAACTGGTTTTTCTTCTAAAACCTTTTCTGGTTCTTTAGTTAAATCCATTTTAGCAACAGCTGGTTGTACCTCGCCTTGTGCTTCTGGTTTAGATAAATCAATTTTAGCTACTTCTTTATCAGATTTAGTTAGTTGTTTTGGTTTTTTGCTTTTTGGTTTTGACTTTATTTTAAAGTCACCTTCCTGCTTTACAGGTTCTTTTGCTTCTTCAGCCATAATATAATATAATTAAATAATTAATAATTAAGCATTTGGAAATTGACTTTCCACTTGCCCTTGTTGTTCAAAATTAGTAGGTAATAAATCATTTTTTCTTTGATCTATCATAGCACTTTGTTGTGTGCCTGCTATTCTTGTTCTTTTGTCTTTACGATCTTCTATTTGTTGTTCACGATTAGTTTCTCTTTGAGTTTTTATTTGTTCTAACTGAACTTGATAATTAAACTCTTCTGACATTAATTCTCTTTTTATTTGAGCCTCTGCTTGCATACGTTGTATTTCAAACTGAGACTTAGCTTGCTCAAAGTTTACTTTTTCAGAAGTTAAAGCTTGTTGTTTTTGTACTTCAGCCTCTGCCGCTGCTTGACTAGCTTGAGCATTTGCTTGTGCTTGTTGTTGAGACATTTCAGCTTGCATTTGTCTTTCACGCTGTAACTTACGTTTACGTTTCATTTTCAACATTTGATTAGCAAGCTTTAAATTACGTATTTGACGTATCTCTATTGCGTCTTCTAAATCAATACCACCATTAGATAAAGCCACTTGTATGTTTTGTTCTAGCATAGCTTTTTCTTCTTCGTCTGGTTCAAGATCTAAGAATATACCAAAGTCATGTAAATTAATTTGTTCTAAACCTTTTAATGTTTCAGTATTAAACACAGATATACTTTGTTTCAATACATTAGCTGTTAAAGGGTAATCCAACATATCATTAACTTTTTTAGATATATTTTCACATATTCTTAATGTTAAATATAAGCTAGCATTATTAACATGTTTTGTAGCTATATTAGAAGCTTGAGCAGCAAGTTTTTGTAAACCAACTAAAGTGCTCTTATCTGGCATACTACCATCGCGAGCTTCATTAAGACCAGTTACATCACGTATCATTTGTAAATAATAATTATACGTAGATATTAAACTTTGTATTTTAGCTTGGCCAGAACCTGTAGCTAGTTCTTGTACGGGTATTTTACCTCTATTTATATCACCATCTTGTGTTAAAGATCTACCTACGACAGAACCTGTTTGAAAATACATGTTAAGTGCTTCTTGTGGATTATAATTAGTACCATTACCTAAATCAACTTCTGCTAAACCGTCCATATCTAAGAATACACCATCTGGAACCATTCTTGCTATAACTTGTTGCAGCTTTAAATGTGTTAACTGAATCATATCAGCAAAACCTGTAATTCTACCAACAGTAGACTCTATTCTACCTTTATATATTCTTGGAGCACATATAGCGTAGTTCATTTCTACTTTTGTAGTATCAGCAAAAGGTCTTGTCATATTAGGACACATTTCCCATCTTAATAATATGTTTGTTCCTAAAACTTTAACACCTCTATATAAAACCTCTATTGTTCTTCCAACTCTTTCAAAGTTGTCGTTTTCTGGTGGATTAAAACTATCTGGTTTTTCTATAGCTTTTAATAAACCACTTTCTGTTTCTTTTATTTTAAATACTTGATTACTATATGTTTTGTATTCAAAGTATAATAAAGGAATAGTATTAGAATCCCAAGCTCCTTGACCAAAACCATATTTACTTTCCTGACTACCTTGGTATTGTTGTATTCTTTCTAATACAGCATCGTCTAGATTTGGAAATTGTTTTGCTATTTCTGGTAACGTTTGTGCTTTTAATTCACCAACATAATATATATCCTCAAAATTTGGATCTTCTGTATAAGAATATATTAAATAAGCTGGGTCCACGTAGTCAACGGTTATACCATTAGATACATTAAAGTCTGTTTTAACAGCTCCAATACCACACGTTACTAAATCATAGTTTATTCTACGTCTTGTTAAGTCCCATTTATTATAGTCTAATACTTGATTTATAACTTCTTCTTCTGCTATTTCTACGGACTGCTTATATGTTAATTGCATATGAAGTTCTAACTCTTCTGGAGTTTGTGGTAATTGATCTTCAGGTACGTTTGTATTATAAAGCTCTTTACCTAACTGAGCAGTTATTTGTTTCATTGTATCTCTTGCAAAAATATCTTGAGCTAACAATTCAGCATAACTTGTTCTTTTTTCTATTGAAGCAGGGTCTTGAGCAAAAGCATTTATATCATAATCTTTGTTAGAAATACCATTAGATAATATATCTACAAATTTAGATATAATAGGTACTGGTTTCCAGTCTAAATTAAGATAAGATAAATCACCATTAATAGATAATTCATCTTTATATTTTTGAGTAGGTTGTTCACCTCTAGCATATAATCTAAGTCTATTGTAATTATTCCACGTAGTCAGATATCTATTACCGTTTGTTCTTCCTTGATTAAACCACTCTTGTTCTATAGCTTGAGCAACTTGCTCGCCATATTCCCAAGATGCTTTCTCAGCGTCGCTAACCACTTGGCTAGGAAAAATGCTATTACCGTTAGTATATACTTTTCTCATTTAATCTATAATTTTAGATAATAACCCACTATTATCGAATTTTTTTATTCCTAAGTCATAACTTTTTCTTATAACTTGAGGAACAGGTCTATATTTATTTTTATTGCAAGCCATTATTGCTAACCCAGAACTAATAGAAGCATCATGAGTTGTTCTATTGTTTATATTAAACTTAGCCCAATCTTCTAATGTTCTTTGAAAATACGTGTCTCCATATGTGTTATCATCTCTAAGTCCAACATAACTTTCTACGTAACTCTCTATTGCTGCGGCGTGCGCTTGTATTATATCTTGACTAGAGTTAGGTATTCCACCAATCTCTCTTTCTGTTACAGATAATTTGTTATAAATTTTATCTGGTCTATTCATTGCAAAACCTCTATAACCTCTACGCTTAAAGTGATATAGCAATCTAGGTTTATTGTTTTCTGCAAGTATTGGCATGCCGTAAAAAATACAAGCCATTAAAACATCTTCAAAAAATATTTCAGCTGTTTGTGGACGAGCGATATATTCTAAGAAAAAATGATTAGGTGGAACATCTTCCATGCTAAACTTAGATAAACCGTGTAAAGATCCGTTAGAACCTCTACCATCAACTGTACCTGATATATCATAACTATCACAGCCAAAAGCTCCTAAGGTATCATTACCAGGATATTTACTACCTAGCTTATTTATTATATTGTTTTGTAATCTTTTAGGTGGAACCCATGACACAAAAAATCTACCGCTTTTATTTGGTACAAATATAACACTAGTATCTTTAATACCTCCTGTCCATTGAAAACTACCTTGCGTAATAACAGATGATCTTTTTATATCTGCATTCCAATCTATTTGCTCGTATATTTTAGTTAAATTAAACAAAGAAGATTTTGCTTCATCTCTAAAAGCGTGCTCTTCTGTTCTTGGGAATTGTCTGTAAAATTCATTTAAAGCGTCTTGATCTTGTTTTAAACCATCAACTTCATTTTGCCAGTATTCAATGACTCCGATTGTAATTGGTGTTCCGTGAGGGCCTTTAACAAGGTCTTTTGGCGTGTCGAAGACAGGATGCCCGTAAGAATCAATGTATCCTTCGTAATTCCATTCCATAGGAATGAACAAAGAATAGAGTCCTGAACGTGTTTGTCCATTTGCATTTCTTTTTGTAACATCTGAGTCATTGTATAATTTTTTAAAATTAGCACCTCCTTTGTCTAAAGCATTTGATGTTGATCCCATCATGCACTTACCTATAATTCTAGAACCTAATCTAAGTGTAGTTTTTGTAACTCGCCAGTTATTTAATATATTGTTAGGTCTTTCCCATTTACCACTTTCATCATGTACTAGTAACTTTAATTTTTCACCATCATAAGCATTATCTCCAGTATTTTTCCAATCAATAGTTGTATCAAGACCAGCAAGTTCTTCGTTTTTTTCTGTAGATACAATACTTCTTCTTGTAAATTTAGAAGCTGGTACTCTATAAGCTAACTCTGTTTTAGGTCGATCCATACCATCTTGTATCGGTTTAAAGAAAAATGGATAATTAACCGATATTGGTACTACCTTATCTGTAAACATTTTTTTAGCATCAGCACCTGACTTTGATAGTATGCCAAAACGTGCATCAGTAGATATTGTAGCCATGTTAACAGTTTCGCCTGAAGCCATAAATGAAAACCCAGAACGTCGATTTTTTAAATAAGACAAACCGTAACATCTATCATCAGCTCTACAAGCTTCCCAAAATATAAAAAATAATCTATTTGCTTCTCTAAAATCTGGTTGGCCAACATCTATTTTTGACCATTGTAAATACATATAATGAGTTCCTGTAATATAAGTAGAAATACCTTTGTTTACATACCAAAAACCTTCTTCTCTTCTATTAAACTCATTATCAATATAATCGTAATATTTTTCTTTAAATTCAACAGGATATTCTCTCCAATCAAATACTGTTTTAATTTTACTTAAAACTTTAGGATAATGAAAAGGTGTCCATTTGTCTGCTTCAAAAACATGTACTTTTTCTGCTTTAGGCAATGCTATTTTTAAACCTTGTATTTCGTATATTTCTCCTATTTTACCAGTTTTAGAAATAACAACAACATCATGCTCTGCGTTATAACCATAATCCCATTTTTTATACCTGTTTAATTGTTTTATTATTTTAGGCTTTATGTGATTGTCTAGTATTTTATATAAAGTTTGCTCGTACATTATTTAGATCTTCCTTCAGCAAAACCACGAAACGTAGTTTCTTTTTTAACTTCTTTAGGTTTTTCATCTAGCATATCTTGCTCTTCTTGTATTCTAGTAAGAATTTCAAAAGCATCAAATATACATAATTTTTTTGTTGCTGCTGCGTTTTTAAGTCTATCAGCAGTAATATCATCTTCTCCGTCTACAATAGGTTCTTTAGCAACTTTTATTAATTCTTCAACTGCTACTCGCCCAGCTAGGATTATACTCTGTTTGGTTTTTTTGATTTCCATATTTAATTACAATATCATTTGATTTCATACAATAAAGACGTTGATCGTCTATAATAAATTCCCATTCAGCACCAGGAGTAAAACCTATAGTATCTCCTGGGTTAATATTAAATGCTTCTAGTTTACTATTACTAATTTTTAGTATTCCAATACTAGGATCTTCTTTTCTATTCACTAGATCATTAGAGTTTTTAATAGGCATTACAAAACATCTGTCTCCAAAAGACTTCCATGTATATTTGTTTTTATATAAATAAATTTGATCTACAGAAGCAAAATACAAATTATCTTTAAAGTAAGATCTACTATTACTTTGCTCACCTTTCATATTATAAAATCTTCTAAAAATATTTTGGTGCACAACAATAGTATCACCTTTTTTTATAGAAGTATTTAACGCTATTGGCACAGCTATTACTTTTGCCAGTCTATTAACAAATTTCCAAGATTCAACTTTAGTATTAAGTATTAAATCTTTACCGCCTACTGTTTTTTTATTATCATACCTATTACCTATAGGTTCTATAATAAAATCATATATACTATTCATTAATACTCTAGATCATATTCTATAGATATAGCCATGTTAGAATTAAATTTTTTCCATGGCAATACCTCGTTATTTTTCTTTATGTGTATGTTGTATGAATTATCAGTTGTATCTAAAAGAATATGAGATATTTCATGACCACCATAAACTTGTTGACCAACAGAATAATGCATAGCATCATTTTTATAATCAGAACCAATGCTGATTTTTCTAACTACATTATTCATTTTCTTTTGTTTCAGTATAAGTTCCGTCTTCTAAATTTATATTTATAGAACCGTATTTATTTTCTAATTCTTTCTTTACAACATCTTGATCTTGATTAACGCCTGCTATTTCATGAAGTATAGCATGTTTTTGAGTTTCTGCTAATCCTATTTGTTGTGTTAATTCAAAAAGTTTAGACTGAAAGTCTCTTACTTTTTTTAACTCTTCTTTAGTAATTTCTTTTACTTTTTCCATTTAATTTAATTTAATTCTTTTATACTTACTTATGTTGTTGCTAGATCCTGTAAATTCACATAATATAGTTTGTTCGTCTACTACAGTGTATTTAATGTTAACACTATATTTAGTTCTTCCGGTGTATATATTTGTTACAATATAGTCTTTACCTTTTTTATAAATTTTTTCTTTAGCAGTTTTACCTGTTACAAAAGAAAAGTTACTAAAAGTATATTTATCACCGTCCCATAAAATAGCAACGTAATAAGTTGATTTTTCACCTTTCCATAAACCTTCAAGTCCAGGAATTTCTTGAGCATAAGTGAAAGTGCTCACAAGCATTAACATGCCTATTAATAATTTTTTCATAATATTTAATTTGATTTAATTTATAAGTGTATAATTACTTATTATTATTAACTTTTACTTTTTAAATATACTACTAGCCTTTTCAGTCGTTCGACCTCCAAAATAAGCTAATATTACGGACATCATGACTTTTTCAAAAGTATCATTCCAATTATCATGTATTGTAAATGGTATAGTTTCTACACTATCTAGTATACCCGCAAAAGAAAATACAACAATGCACCATATAAGAACTAATGGACGCACGTTTTTTGACATCCAAGAATCTGACATAGAATCTGCTTCCCATCTAGAAGTTATAGACTCTATTTCTTTATTCTGTTGTTCGTATATTAATTGTTGTAATTTAATTTTATCATCTAAAGAAACGTCAGCTTTCGTTATTTCAGCTATTGCTTCTTTAGGAGATTTTACTCCTTGTAATATATTTCCTAGTGTAGGATTTATTACAGATGCTGCGCCAAACAATAATTGTCCAACGGTAGTATCTTTAAATTTTTTACTCATTTATTGTCCACCAAAATTTATTTTATACTCTCCAGTTCTTTCATCTCTCATTCCTAAACCTTCAGAAGGATCAAAATATCTCATTCTTTCATTTGACTGTCTTGCAAAGTCACTTAAATCTTGAGCAGATACTCCTGCGCTTTTAGCTCTATTAAAATCATCTATCATTCTAGCGTTTTTATAAGCTACACCATCTATATAGTCTCCAGTAAATTCATCACCAAAATTTTCGCCAGGTTTAGGTCTTCTTTGTAGGTTTCTAGTATTTAACATTTTGTCTGCTTGCGCTCTTTTTTGCGCGTCGAATACGGCTTGG